ACTTCTACGCTTGCGCTGAATTGAAGCGGAGAGCCAAATAATGATTAGACTATCCAAACCTTCAAAAATGCCATGTTTGTCCTGGTCATTAGTCGCTCGCGATACTTGTCCAGGCGCAATAAAAGACGGCGAATTAGTGCCAGCTTGCCAAGGATGTTATGCGACGCAAGGTAATTACCGATTCCCTAATGTAAAAGCGCCTAGAATACATAACAAGGATGATTGGAAACGTGAAGATTGGGTTTCCGATATGGTGCAAGCTTTAGACAATAGCCGCTATTTCAGATGGTTTGATTCTGGCGACCTATACTCGGTCAAGCTTGCGGAAAAGATAAAGCTTGTCATTGAACAGACACCATGGGTAAACCATTGGTTAGCGACTAGGTCATATAAGTTTAAGAAATTCTCAAAAGTCTTGAACGATATCCAGGCGCTGCCTAATGCAGTGGTTAGATATTCCAGCGACAGCGTAACGGGCGAAACAATCCCTGGAAAAACCACTAGCACCATTGTCCCAACGCCAGAACACGCCAAAAAATCAATGTCACTATGTAAAGCCTATGAAAACGACGGCAAATGCGGTACTTGCAGACAATGCTGGAACAAATCCGTCAAGGTGATCGCTTACGCGGCACATGGAAAGGCTATGTCAAAAGTAGTCAATAATCTAATAGCCAGAGGATAAACACATGAAAACATTTGATTTTATCAGTGACCGTGGGCATGGATGGATTAAATGCCAGAAAAGCCTATTAAGTAATCTAGGAATCGCCGAAAGGATAAGTACCTACAGCTATATGCTAGGCGATTACGCCTACCTAGAGGAGGATTGCGACGCTAGCGTGTTATGCAAAGCACTAGCAGATAGTGGTATTCAGTTTAAATTTCGCGAGAGACACTGCGAAAACCGACTAAGTAGAATCAGAAACTACCCGACGTATCGGGCAAACCAGGGAGAATAAGCATGATTGACTTCGAGATTACCAATAACGGCGAAACGAAATACCTTACTTGGGCAAAGCTTTGCCAATTTGTAGGCACGAAACCGTATCAACCTAGCACGCCAGAATTGGCATCGCTAAAAATGGAATTAGCTAAACGCTGGGACTTAACGCCTGATGATGTGATCGTTAGGCTTAACGGTCAAGCTATACTTTAACTGTTAAAGAACAAAAAAGGAGCGGACTACCAGGGCAAAACCTGCCGCTCCAATGTTTCCAGGGAGAGAAACGATATGAATTATATCACACCAAACAAAATAAAAACGCTTTTAATTAACCTGCTACGGGATACCATAGGGGCCGCAATTATTGTCGCTGTCTTTACACTGACTTTTGCGGACTTCCTAAACCTATGGCCCTGAGACCGTCTCAGAGGCCGTATAACGAACGAAAAGGAAAAACCAATGGTAACCTATAGGTTAATGCTATGAAGGCTGAAATCATACTAGAAAGGCTTGATATGGTGCGTAAAACGGGCAGTAATAAATGGATTGCACGCTGCCCAGCACATCAAGACGGCACGCCTAGTCTATCAATAACTGAAGTGAGTAATGGCGAGCGAGTATTAATACACTGTCACGCTGGATGCGGGGCGTTGGATATCCTGGAATCAATAGGCCTGGACTGGTCTGCTTTATATCCAGAAGGTGAGAATTACTCTCCATTGTTTAAAAACGCTAGGGAACAGCGTGCCATAGACGATATGGTAGTTGCTATCGCGCAAGCTAAACGCGCAAAAGGTGAGAGATTATCCGAACAGGACAAGCAAGCTTTGATTCAGGCGAAACTTAGGGCAATATCATGAAGACGAATAAAGCAGATGATGTACGACGAAAAAAAGAAAAGAAGCGGAAACAAAAGCTTGCGGATGAAAGGCTTATGAAAAGCGCAGCAGAGCGGGCGAGAAAGTTTCAGGAGTATCTGAAAAAAACATCAGGCGCAAGGTAATACCTACCTTAGTGACAGGCTTAGCCCACCTGGAGACGCCGAAACGGGCTTTCGGACAAAAAAAGTAAATTTGTGTCCTGGACTTAGTTAAATCAATAGGTTAGGGCCGCAGAAATCGCAGTTGCGATTTATTTTTTTCCAGTTGCGATTTTATCATCGGATTTATGATAGGCACTGCAATTGCAATTTTGTTGGGTTAACTAGTTATGCAACACAAGCCTTGATATTATGTGCTTGCGCCTAGCTACGGGTAGCTCCCGTAGTGAAGACGGCCATCTCTCCCCGCTGGCGCATTCTAATTGGAGAGACACATTGGAGAGATTATGAATTTCTATCCGTTTCATATCGGCGATTTTAAGTCGCACACTGACCATCTATCCCCAATTGAAGACTTAGCTTATCGGCGCTTGCTGGATTATTACTATCTGCATGAAAAGCCTTTGCCAAATAACGCTGAGTTTCTATCCAAGCGAATTAGGCTAGACGATATCCAGGCTATCCAATATGTACTGGGCGAGTTTTTCACGCTAACGGGCGAGCATTGGCATAATTCACGCGCCGATGCGGAGATTGCGAAGTACCAGGAAAAGTCCATAAAGGCTAGGGAATCAGCAAACAAGCGGTGGCAATCCAATGGTAATGCGAACGCAATGCGAACGCATAGCGAAGGCAATGCTACCAATACCATTACCAAGACCAAGACCAATACCAAAGTATTTAAAAAGCCTAAGCCTGATGAAGTGGAAGAATATGCCAAGTATTTAGGCTTCACGTTAGATGGCAGCTATTTCTGTGACTATTACGAAGCCAGAGGCTGGAAACTAGCCCAGGGGCCAATGAAATGCTGGAAGGCTGCCGTTAGGACTTGGAAGAGAAATAACAATCAAAAGAATGAACTGACGATTCCAGAGAACATCATATGAAAATCCCACCTAACGTAAATTTAAAAGACTACATCCAAATAGTGGGTGAGGCTGAAAGCCAGGAAATTCACACTGCTGGATACTGGAGAGAGCAACTATTAGAGCGTGCCGATGGCATAAAGGTAACAGGGGATAAACTACCCTGGGCCAAGATTCAGGACAACTTCCGATTAAGGCCTAGTGAAATCACCATATGGGGCGGGATGAACGGCCACAGGAAGTCCATGGTTCTAGGAATGATAGCTCTATCACTGGCACGCCAGGGGCAGAAGGTAGCCATTGCGTCACTTGAGATGAAGCCAGAAGAGACGTTATGGCGGATGTGCCTACAGGCCTCAGGCAGTCGTTCTGCTAACCCTTCTAAAGAATTTATCCAAAGCTTCACCGACTTCGCGGATGAATACATCCTCATTTATGACCAGTTGGACAGTGTACCGACAGAGAAGGTTCTGGGATTCGCTAACTATTGCGGCTCTGAATTAGGCGTGTCTCACATCATGATAGACAGTCTAGCCAAGTGCGGCATTGGAGTAGAAAACAGGGAAGGTGAGGCTGATTTCATCAACAATTTAGCTTGGTCTGCCAAACACTTAGGCACGCATATTCACCTAGTATCTCACGTTAGAAAACCCCAATCATCAGGCGAAGAGTACGTCCCGAATAAATTTGACGTGAAGGGTACGTCCGCACTGGTAGACCTAGCTGACAATCTTGTCATTGTTTGGACTGATAAGAAGAGAGAAAGATTGAAACAACTAGATAGCCTGGACGAAAAGCAGAAGGAATACTTTGATAATTCTTTTGACCAGAAGCTGGTGGTAGCCAAACAGCGCCATGGGTTCTGGGAAGGCACAATAGGGTTATATAGCCACCAATCGCTGCAATTCACTGCAATTCCAAACAAACCCTTGGATTACAAGATTGACCATGTGTTTGAGGAAGCGGAACCAGACGAAAAAAAAATTGAAGAAATTGAGTTTTAATTGTTGACACCGATAATATAACCGACAATAATTCACATTCCAGAGGAGGAAACACCATGCTAGAAAATTACATAAAGAACAACATTGACCAGTACAAGATAGATTCAACTGGTTACGTCGATTTAACCAATCATGACCCCCAGGATGAATTTGAGATTATGGCTAGAGATGATGGCAGCCTGCTTGATGAGGTAATCGCCCATCACATTGATGACCCCAAGGCTCTACAAATTGACATAGTCAAAGCTATGTATGGAGATTGGAAGGCTGGGATTAGGATGCTGGCTGCCTTTAAGAAAGCCTTTAAGTCTTATCTCAACTACCAGCTTGATGACCTAGCGCATGATGAAGTTCTATTGCGATGGCAAGAGCAATACGCAGATGATTATGCGAAGAGTGCCGCCATAGAAATGCAGATTGAATCAGCACTAATGGAGAGCGAGGATGCCAGGGAAGCATTTTAACCTTTACCCAGTAGTTGCTGAGATGTCCTATAAAGGCATGAATACGAGACAAATAGCCGAAGAGCTAGGAATTAAAATAAGTGCTGTGAAAACCATACTCTACCGCCAGGGGATAAAAGGTAACGTCCCCGTAGGCGGGCCAAGGAAGAGTGCGGAACCCACAGTGAGACCCAGAGATAGAGTATTACCAGACCCTTTCAGGAGGAAACATGACTAAACCATTGATAGATATTGAAGGCATCCTATTGAGTGCTATTGAAAAGATGCCTAAAGAAACAGAGACCATTGATGTTTGCCAAAACATGGTGTTTATAGCGATTGCACAGGCTCAATTCTTGGGCATGGATAAAACGGTTTTCTTAAAGGCAATTGAATCTACTTGGGATTATGCCGCTGAGAATGGGCCGCAGGAGTACCATTATTTGGAAGCGGAGGTTCACTAATGAAAATAGAAGGGTGGGGTAGCTCAATGGTAGCTACTAAGTATATGCACCAGGAGATAAAAGCAGTAAGAGAATTACTGGCGGATGAACTGGGCAAGCTGGGGGTGTTTGATGACCTAGCTGCGGAGGCGCGGTTAGGCGGTTTACTTAAAATGCTCTCTTACAATTACAAAGCAGATACAGGGGTGGACTTAAATGAAGACCAGTGAATCATTAAAGAATTTTGCACCAGCGTTTAGAAAGGCGCAGAGTGAAATGGAGGGCGTTGCTAAGGAGAGTGACAATCCTTACTTCAAATCAAAGTATGCGAGCATTGACGCAATAATTGATTATCTCTCTCCAATCCTAGATAGCAATGGGCTATCGTTTTCTCAGCATCCAGTATCAACTGAAAGGGGAGTAGGCGTTACCACTATCCTGATGCACGATTCAGGTGAGTGGATTCAAGATTCCTATACCCTTCCATTGTCAAAGCCAGGAGTGCAGGAGGGGACTTCTGCGGTCACATACGCCAGAAGGTATGGTCTTCAGTCTATCTGTGGTCTGCGTGCCTTAGATGATGACGATGGTGAGAGGGCTATGGGGCGATGAGATTAATTGATTGCGAGCAAGGTAGTGAGGAGTGGTTGAAGGCTAGGCTTGGAGTACCGTCTGCTTCTAACTTTTCTAAACTCATTACCATGAAAGGAACACTATCAACGCAGGCTAAGGCTTATGTTGATGCGTTAGTCGCTGAAGCCATTACAGGGGAATCAACCTATGTAAAGGTGACAGATGCCATGCAACGTGGCACAGAGCTAGAACCCTATGCAAGAGAAAGATATTTCTATGAGACGGGTAATAGCGTAGAAGAGGTGGGCTTCTGTCTTCATGATGATTACCAGGCTGGTGCAAGTCCAGATGGTCTGATTGGTGAGGATGGTGGGCTGGAAATAAAATGTCCGTTAGGCGGTACTATGGTCTCTTATTTAAGAGTTGGTAGGTTACCTTCTAAATACTGGCAGCAAGTCCAGGGATGCCTACATATCACAGGCAGGAAGTGGTGGGACTTCATGGCATATCACCCAGATATGAAACCGCTGATTGTTAGAGTGGAAAGAGATGAAGCTTTCATTGCTGCCTTAGATGTTTTATTGATAGATGTAGTAAAAGAAATTGAATCATTAGTTAAAGAATGCTCGGAGGAATCATGAGTTACGACGATACAAACAAAGGCGCAGTATGGAAGAACGAAACAGAGAATCCAAAAGCACCCGTACTAAAAGGTGAGTGCAACATTGACGGAACCATTTACGTCATGAGTGCCTGGAAGAATGACACTTCACAAAACCCCAAGAGACCTGTTCTGAGTTTTGCTTTTGACAAGAAGGAGCAGAAGATTTCTAAGAAGAGTGAAGATACTTTTGAGGACGTTCCATGGTAGTTCATTTTGGCAGTGTGATTAGGAAGCTTCACGATAAGCTAGGCATTCCTCAGTCCCATATTGCTAAGAAAATTGGCATGGCTTCATCAAACTACAATGCAATGTTGAACCGAAGTGATATGAAGTGTTCTACATTCTTTAACGTTTGTGAGGCTATGGAAGTGGAGGACGTATGCCAGTATCTGCGGTAGCTCAGAATGTTGATGACTTGAAGAAAATCTTTAAAGACATTGACAAGCTTGTTAAGAAGACAGGTTTTGCTAACGTAGCCTACTCCGATACGGGGATGAAGGTGGAGGACTTCACCTTCTCCTCGCTTCCTCAGAAAGCCCTGAAGGCTATTTGGGTAAGGGAGGCTGCCAAGCATAACTGGAAGACTGAAGACGTTGATGAAGCAATGTACGAAGGTATGAACCGCTGGCTAAAGACCAAATGCTACAGTGATACTAAACAGAAGTTTCTGCTTAGGTTCATTAAGAATCCAGAGGGTGGAGAAAAGGCAGAGGTCACTAGCTCAGCTAACTGGACTGTTGGAGAAATGACTTTCTTTTTGGATTGGATGCAGAATTTCTGCGCGAAGGATGGGTTAATCCTGGAAGCCAAAGGAGAGTATTTAGAAAAGACCCAGAGTCAGGATGAGGTGTAATGCGTTGCGGTGATTGTAAGTTGTTTAGCGGCCCGTACAAGTGCATGAGTAACGACAATGGCTTGGCTAGGGGTTGGTGTAGCGTGCCAGCCCCAGCAAGC